TCCACCGCCCCCGGTAGTGTTTATTCCGCGGCGTGACGTTAGATCACCACCTGTAAATTCTGCTGTTTCGTTGTATTCATCTTCGTTGTAAAAACCTGTTACCTGATTACCAACGGTAAACTCTGCAGTCTGAAAGAACGTACCAAAGTCATACGCCCACTTAAGAAACATAATTGCACTGTTAGCACCAACAATTGTAGGACGTAGCTTCTTTAATATCTTTAACCTAGAAGGGTCGCCAAAGGTTAAACCGGGGCTGTAGTACTTAAAGCGGTATGTTTCTCCGTTATCTCTAAAGCCGCTGTATTCACTAATGCCACTGCCGTTACCAATCAACAGAGTGCCATCATCTTGTCTGCCGTAACTAGTAAAGCCAGTGCCGGGCCAACGAGTAACACGATACGCACCGTTCTCTAGTGTGCCTCGAACGTCGAAGCAGTAGGTCGTGTCCTGAGCAGTAAAAGTAATTAGATAAAAACCTTCTTCAGGGCTGTAAACAGAACGGTAAAACCCAGTTTCATTTTGCAACAAGCCAATAATGTCTTTTGACACAGTGCTAGACAGGCTGGTTATAGGCATGGACTTTTCTTGTATTGTCCTGCCAAAGCTCTTTAGCCCTGTATGTGACAAGAACAACACATCAGTACCCGTGTATTGAACCGTGTCTCTATCTACGCAGCCTACTCCTGCTACTGTATCTGCTAAAACCATCGTTGCTGGGGCTTCTGCACCTTGGTAAACAACAATGCTGTGCTTGCCAAATATAATTAACAGGCTGTTATGTGCAGCTAATGCAACAATTTCGTCGTAACCGTCAGGCCACACCTTAGATAAGTTGATAGAACCACTAGTGCCACCTGACCAGTCATGGCCTATTAGCAGATCAGACCAGTAGACAGTAGACTTGTCGTTATTAACATCTGCCGTCCAGAGCCTTCCATAAGCCGCTAGAACCTCGTTACCGTACATAGCACTAGTAACACCAGCCGCACCAGAAACTGCGCTGAGCTTGATTACAGCGCCTCCTGCGTTGTCATACACCAGTGGTTCATTGCTACGCTGAAAGAAATAGATCTTGTCGTTAAAGTTGACCATCTTCCAGTTGTCAGTAGTAATCGTAACTGCAGCAGGAGTCTCATCAACCAGTGTTGTAGTACCGCTAAGTATCTTATTGTTACCTACAGAAAACACCTTGGTGTTGCCTGCGTTATCTTCAAACTCTTTAATCGCCCTAATCTTCGCAGAGCCTAGTTCAGTCTTGTCCGTTGTAATAACAGAGTTACCTTTACGTGACGCAATACGTCCACGCTTGTCAATCACTGCGTTGTCAGCAATGTCGGCAAACGAAGGATCTTGTGCCAGCGGAGAATCTTCTGTATTGATTCCCTTAAAGGCTGGTGCAACAAGATTAATGCTTTGTAATTGTTGAGCCATAATTACCTCACGGGGTATAGAAGATTACTTCTTCTGGGTGCTTCTGAGCGTCCAATGCAATAGCGTCGGCCAAGTAACGATCAGCAATAGCAAAGTACTCAGGAGCAGACGTGCCACCTGTTTCACCACGTTCACGAGCCAGCAGCGCAATAGCCAAGTGAATTACCGGCATAGATGGCACTAGAAGTTCTTCATCATTAGCAGATAGGTCTGCCCCTCTTTTAACGCAGTTAAACCGTATCGTGTATTCTTTTTCGGGAGTTGGATAGATGTCGATTTGAGTGTCGCCGTTACTGTCTACGCCGTTATACGTGTAGTAGGTCGGAGAGCCTTTAACAGGATCGGAGATTAGGTAGACATCATCGAAGTAAGTTGCCGTTTTATATTCCATAAAGCGGTTTGTCGTGTCGTTAATGACATTAAGCGCCTTAATCCTATTCTGACTTCCCGTAAGCACATAGTTAAAGATGTCAGCAGTAGTTGTAACTGTAAGCGTGGTTCGGAGTGCAGACCAGTCCCAGGCATCTTCGACCATACGCTTTGCATCATTAACAAAGTCACCTGCCATTTTTGAATACGTGCTGCTTTGCACCGAGGCAACTTCTTCCTCTCTAAGCCGCCTTAGCACGTTATTTACTAAGTTTAGATAAGTCATTATCTGCTCCGATCTACTATTAGTTTAGTAAGCAAGCCGCCCATCATATCGTTTGCTCGTTGTGGTTGTGCTTGCGGTAAAACCAAAGGCTGTATTTCAGGTAGTTGATAGTTAATGCCTGCCATAAATGGAGACATCATGCCGCCACCACCGCCGCCACCGCCGCCACCACCGCCGCCACCACCGCCGCCGCCTGTTTCTGGCGACTCTTCACCACCTTCGACAGGAACGCACTGTCCCGTTTCTGGGTCTCTAGTTAGCCCTTCAGGACACTCTTCTTCTGGCCCTTCGCAACCAAACTCTTCACTTGGAATAGAGCCGTCAGGACACTCTGAGCATAAAGGCCAGTCAGTAGCCCCATTAGCACACTTTTCAGCTTCAGGATCTTCAGACTCAAGGGTCGTACATACGCCAAATTGATTTCGGAATTGGCCTTCAGGACATTCCTCTTCTGGCTCAGGGTAATCAATTCCTGGCTCAGGCTCAGGCTCTGGCTCAGGCTCTGGTTCTGGCTCGGGCTCGGGCTCGGGCTCCGGTTCAGGTTCAGGTTCAGGCTCCGGTTCGGGCTGAGGCTCTGGATCTGCAACGCAATTACCTTTATCGTCGTATGTGCCATCTTCGCCACTAGGAGTCTTGCAGGGCGCGCCGTCTTCAAAACCAACTGGATCTTCGCACTCACCTAATGCATTGCGAACTTGACCTTCTGTTGGGCATGGCCCTTCTAGGCTTTCTTCTTCGCACTCACCTTCAGTGTTAGGCTCATAGCCAGATAAACAGCCGCCGCACTTGCTGTCTGTTTCAGTTTCTACATTTCCGGGTATATGAGTTCTGTTTTGTGCAGCACAATCTTCTGCTGTTGGCCCATCGTCTTGCCAAATTGGTGCTTGTTTTTCTGGCTCACAAGTTTTTGTGCCTTCAAAATATTGGAAGCCTTCTGGACACTCTGTGCATTCTGGGAAGTTTGTAGCTCCGTTTTCACACTGCCCTTCTTCTTCCTTTACTGGAATAGGCAAGGCTTCATTGCAGAACTCTTTATTAGCCTCTCTAAATGCTGGATCTTCACAGTCCCCTGCAAGCAAAAAGGGGTTTTCAGCTCCTACTGCATCCTTAACCTCGTTAAGTACAGCGCCAGATATCCAGCCGCCAAGAATATCTGTAAGTACGTTTTCAAGATCGTTTGTACTAAAGATCGCACCAGAGGTTAAATCGCCCCAAGCATCTCTTACGGCTTGTATGCCATCTTCTACTTTATCTTCAAACCAACCCGCAGGATCGTTAATAAAATCCTCAACGCTTTGCCCTGCTTCTACAATCTTGTCTTCAAGATCCTTCCAAGTAATGCTCGACATTCCTGGTGGTATCGGTAGGTCTAATCCCGGAATGTTTTTTAGCATCCCAAGATTAAAACAGTCTTTCCAGCCTTGGTAAGTTCTATTTCCACTTCCGGGAACAGAGCCAGAGCCTCCTTCTCCTTCACCAACTCGACCAGTCCATGTTTTGCATTCTTCTGCAATTCCAGCAGAGCTTTTAATAATTGACTCAAGAAGATCCTTTACTCCTTCTAAGTCAGTAGGAATTGCGCCCTTAATTGTTTCATAAAGATCTACAGCATTGCCGACATCAGCGTCAGTGGCGCCTTCTGCTTTTAACTCGTCAAGAATAGAGTCAAGAGTTTGTTCTGCCGGAGTGTCGTCGTCTTCATCTATATCTTCATATCTAGGTATATCAATTACATTCTCTTTAAAAGCATCGCCTCCGGAAGATTCAGTAATAAAAGCAGGTGCAGTTACTCCACTAGCAAACTCATCAGGAGACATTTCTTGGACGTTTGTAAACATTCCTGTTATAGGTCGTCGTGCCATAATTATTTCTTCCAGTTAGCTAGGCCACGCAGACCAAACGACGCTGCTACAGCAGCACCCAGAAAACCTTTGTACCACTCAGGCATAGCGTCTAAAGCAGCAAACCCATTCATCACTACAGGCACCATGCTAGGGAAAAACGCAAGTACACATGGGACTGAAAACAAAATCGTAAACCACTCATCTTTCCATGAACTGCTTGCGTTGTTAGCATGGATGTTTTCCCAGTTAGCGTCCTGCTGTATAGCTACCATCTTACGCTCATGTACAGCCTTCTTCTCTTCTGCCTTGCGTTGCAGATGACCACCAACAAGATCAACAATAGGGCCAAGCAGTGTTTGCCACATCGTTAAACCTTCAGCCCGTACATAACAACACCAATTAAAGCACTGATAAGTATCCAAACAAAACGCTCAGCAGTCTTAACACTTTGGCTGTTATAACCAACAATAGACTTTAGCCCGTCAATGTCTGACTCTTGTTCATCAAGACGGTACTCAAGACGATCAATCCTTGCACTTCCTGCTACAAGTTTTTCATCGACACGAGCAATCATAGACATAGCTTCAGTTAGCTTATCTAGCTTAGTTTCGATTCTATTAAGACGTACCGCTTGATCGTCCATAACCAATCCTTACTGCTTTGCCTTGCCAATGTTAATAGCCATAATGTCAATGAAACGGTACAGCTTAGCTATCCATACGTCGTCTTTAGGCGTAGGTGTTACAGCCGCAATGATAGACGCTACTGAGATAACGGCTGTTGCTATGTTGGCAATGTCAGAAATAGTTTCCATCATAGCTCTTGTGCGTCCATAGCGGTTTGAAAAGCAGTGCGTACAGCGTCAGTCCATACTGCATTGCAGATGCCTTGTACCTCAGTACTTTCTCCTGAAATGTCCGTGTTTGACCATGTGTCACCTGA